TGGCCATGCCGGATAGCGCTATCGATTTGGGATCGCCACGAGATGACCTTGGCCGCTTTGCAAAAGCAGAAGTCCAAGAGGCAGAAGCGGTTGAAGTTAAACCCGACGGAAAACCAGAACCTGAGTTAACAGCTGATGAGCCTGTAGAGGCGGTCGAGGCCGAGGCAGCAAACGAGCCTGCGGAAACCGTAAACAAGGACTCAAAAGATGTGGACCTTGGGGACTACATTGAGATACCGGCTTCTCAAGAAGGGGAAGAGCCGCGCCGTATTAAACTTGAAGAAGCGCTAGAGCGTTACCAGCAATTTGATGAATTGCAGGCGGAACTTGAAAATGTAAAATCTGTTAAGCTGCCGCCAGTTGATTGGGACCAGCAAGCCATTCAGCACGTTCAAACGTTGCAGAAATATCAAGACGCGATAGCGCAATGGCAAGCTGCAATTCCGGTCCAAGAGCCTAGCGAAGAGCTACTCAACCCGAATTCAGAATATTACGACCCAGAGCTTTATTACGCGCAGATGCAAAACGCGCGAGTGCTACAACAGCAGCATGAACAAGCAAATCAACAGCGACACGCGGCGCTGCAACAGCAACAACAGCGCCAGGCTGAATTGGAAAACGTCCAATGGCAGCGTGAACGCGCTAAAATTCTCGATTTTTGGCCAGAATTAGGAGACCAAGCCGTCGCGATTCAAGCGGCGTCAGACTTGGAGGCAGGATTCGGCATATCACCAGCAGTGTTTGATAGCCTCAGGAACGCTGATGCGTTCAAAGTCATCAAAGCTGCGCTCGCTTTTTATAACCTCGAGAGGCAATCCAAAGGCGTTGCAAAAGAGGTGAAAGCAAAACCGAAGCTCGTCCGTTCAAAAGGAACCGACGGGCGTTCATCTCAACAACGCGCGCAACAAAGCGCAATAAAGCGGCACATGCAAGAGCGCTCTCTTGATTCAGCCGCTGATGCTTTGGCGCCGTTTATAAGGTAAGAAAAAATGGCTGAATCCCTGTTTACAGGCACACTGCAGACGTTTGACGTGGTCGGGATTAGAGAAGACCTTTCAGATGTCATCACTAACATTTCGCCAACTGAAACCCCGTTCTATTCTCTTATTCGTAAGGCGAAGACGACGAGCCGTAATCCAGCATGGCAAAAAGACACGCTTGCGGCCGCAGATGGCGACAACAAGCAAGTGGAAGGCTTCGACGTTGAGGGCGATACGCTTTCAGACCCGACGCGGCTAACCAACTACGTGCAGTTGCAAGACAAAACGATTGTCGTGTCGGATACCGCTAACGCGGTTGACACTGCTGGCCGTTCGTCAGAGCTCAAATACCAGACCGCCAAGGCGGGCCAAGAGCTAAAGCGGGACATGGAAGCCGCGCTCACGCGCAACAACGCTTCCGTCGTCGGTAACGCCTCAACGGCTGGTGAGCTTGCGGGTTGCCTTACGTGGATGGAAACTAACACAGATCGTGGCGTAGGCGGCGCTGATGGTGGTTTTAACACAGGCACCAACATCGTTGACGCTGCAACCGATGGAACGCAGCGGGCGTTCACTGAGGCTTTGCTTAAACCCGTTATCAAAAGCGTATGGGAAGCCGGCGGCGACCCTAGCGTGATTATGGTCGGCGGCTTTAACAAGCAAGCAGCGTCAGGCTTTTCTGGCATTGCAACACAATACCGGGAAAACCGTGGCCGCAGCCAAGCCGTCATTCTCGGCGCGGCTGATGTCTACGTGTCGGACTTTGGCGAGCACCGCATCATTCCTAACCGCTTCTGCTCAGCTCGTGATGCTTATGTGATCGATCCGTCGAAGTGGCAGGTAATGATGCTCCAGCCGTTCAAGACCATGCCACTGGCACGAACGGGTCACGCAGAAAAGCGCATGCTCAAAGTCGAGCACACGCTCGCAAGTCTCGACGAAGCTGCAAATGGCGTCGTTGCAGATCTCACAACCTCATAAAGGTAAATATGACTGAACCTTCCAAGAAGAGGGGCCGGCCGCCAAAAGCGGCCGCGCCTTCGCACATCAAAATTACAAGCAAGCGGGTTACAGGTGACGCTGGCCGAAAGCACATGTGCGGTGATCGTCTGATCGTTGGCGAGGATTGCTGCCCGGAGACGGCTGCGATTTTTGTTGAGCGCGGTCTTGCCGTTGTTATCGATGGTCTGAGTCCTGAAGCAACCGAGCAGGAAATTGCCGAGCAGCACGCCGCGAAATTACGCCAGCTCACCAAGCAAAAAGCTGACTCGGTCATGACTGATTTCGATCGTCAATCCCCGGAAACACGCGAAATGTTACGCGAAACGAATGGGGAAATTCACGATGAGTGATCGGCGGTTATTTTCGTACGACGCGGCGACAAAAACGCGAACTTGGTACGAAGACACCCCGACAGGGTTTGAGCTTTATACCGAGCAAGATGTCTCTGAAATCATCGAGCAAAACAAGATTAAGCATTCGGACCCGGATGCCCTTCGCACAAAGGACGGCGATTGGATTTATGCCCATATTCCCAACGTGTTTGTCCTGAAGTTTTTGGATGATCATGGAGTGAATGTGTATGGGGATCGCGAGCACGTCAAAGCAACGATGAAGCTTTTGAACGATCCCGATTATCGCTTTTTGAAGACCACAACTTTGCGAGCCTAATGCCTTGGCCATCACAGATTTTGCGACGCTTAAAGCGAAAATTCAGGCGGATTGCTCCAGGACAGATACGTATTTCGGCAATCAAGTTGAAGACTTTATTAGCTTGGCGGAAGATCGTATTTTCAACGGCGTTGGCGATCTCAATGATCCGCTCTACAGCGAGCCGCTTCGGTCAGATGAAATGGTTACGCGAAGCACAATCGCGTTTACGGATGGCGAAGGTACGATTCCGGCTGATAGCGTGGGCGTCCGTTCGCTCAGCCGTGAAAGCGATAGAATAGGGCTGGAACCGTTAAGCGTTGATGCGTTCGAGTTGCGTTTAGCCTCAGGGGATGGCGGCAATCCTCGATGGTACACTATCGAAGGCAATACAATCCGCACGGCTCCCGGAGGTTACACCGGCAACTTGCGTATTCTTTACTATGCGCGGCCATCCGGTATCACGTCGAGTAATACAACAAACGTGGTGCTGACGGCGCGACCTAGCATCTACCTGCAGGCGACGTTATTTGAAGCGTTTAGCTTTATGCGAGATGTAGTTGCGCAATCTCACTTGGCAAGATTTAGAAGCTCGGTAAGTGGTGCGAACCGTACGCAACGCGCAAACCGCCGGGGCGGCAAAACAATCGCACGCGCAAGGGTTTCAATCGGCTCATGACAATGAACCGTCTCATTCCGTTTGGCCGCTGGCATCCCGATGCAGACGGCGTCAACGCGCAAATTCTAAAGGTTGCAAAAAACGTGCATCCTGTAGCGGCTGGTTTTGCTCCGTTTTCGCAACCGGTTGCGGTTGGATCAAGCGTTGGATCGCAAGTCCGCGGCGCGGTTTCTCTGCTGGATACAAGCGGCAACGTGTTGAGCATGGCTGGGACGGAGACGGCTCTCTACAAGCTTGGGACAGGGGATGTTTGGTCTGACGTGACGCGAACGTCGGGCGGGGCTTACGCTGGCGTAAGTCCAGAGCGATGGCGGTTCGTGGAATTTGGGCCTAACATTATTGCCACGAATTACATCGACAATATTCAGACGTACAACATGACATCGTCAACGAATTTTGAGGATCTTGGCGGTTCACCACCTAAGGCGCGTTACTTGGCGGTTGTTCGAGATTTTGTTGTGTGTGGACATACCTCAGCAGATAACAAGGCTGTGCAATGGTCAAACATTAATGACAGCGCTGATTGGACGATTGGCGGCTCATCTCTTGCGGATGTTAATAGCCTGCCCGATGGCGGCCCAATCACCGGCCTGATCGGCGGCGAGGTTGGGTATATTTTCCAGCGTGACGGCGTCACGCGCATGACGTTTGTGCCGGGTAGCGGTGAAATATTTCAATTCGATAAAGTTGAAGCGGGTCGCGGTTTGTTTGCGCCCGATAGCCTTGTGCACAGTGCAAGCGAAGCCTTTTATGTCGGCGTCGATGGCGTGTATCGGATGAATTTGGTCTCTGGTCTATCGCAGCCAGTTGGTGTCGGGAAGTGGCGAGATTTCTTTGTTAAGGACATGCGTAACGGCTCGCAATCGCTGTGCATGGGCGCGCTAGCACCGCAAAAAAATCTCTACATGCTAGCTTATGTAAGTGAAAGCGCCGTTGACGATACGACGCCCGATCGTATCATTGTTTACGATTATGCAATTGACGAGGCGGCCTACATCGACGTGACCGCTTACACATTAGCGCGTTGGCTGACGCAAGGCACTGATCTCGATAGTATGGATAGCTTTGGGACGCTGGATGCGCTTCCGTTTTCGCTAGATGCCGATTATTGGAAAGGCGGCGCGCCTTTGGTCGGAATCTTTCAAGCGGACAACAAGCTTGCATATTTCACCGGTTCGGCCATGGCAGCGGAATTTGTCACCGCTGACGGAAACGATCCAAGAAGCCGCCATTTGATCACGGGGACCAGGCCACACATTGACAGCACGGCCGTAACGGTTGAAATCGCGGCGCGTGAGCGTGACGGTGATACAGTCAGTTTCAATTCGGCTGAAAGCTTGGAAACAACAGGCGTTGCGCCGGCGTGGGCGTCGGGAAATTATATTCGTGCGCGCATCCGTGTTCCGGCAGCATCAACATGGACTTTGGCCAAAGGCATTGAGACGGATAGCGTGCCGGCAGGCGTGCAATGAGGGCGCTGCAGCCGCACGAAACGGTCATACGAACTATCGTTTTTGCCATCAATCAATTGATTGTGGGGCGCTCAAATTCTACTGGATCAGTCACGCTTACGGCGGGCGCAACGACAACGACCGTAACACCTGCAGCCAACATGAATAGTTCGGCCA